CTCTATAACTATCGTTCACTATAATTCCTTCATTAATATAGATGATGCCATTATATAAAACTTCTTGAGTTTCATAGTGATGAATTTCTTCAGGATCATCATATTTTTCTTTAATATATTGCACTAAGTCTGCCTCTGCCCTTGGCCATTCATCATAAACATCAATAATATTATTAACAACCAGAAAAACCCAATCTAAAAATGGATCTTCATAAAATCTATATGCTAAAGATGATGGGGTTTCACCATCACGAATAGAATAAGACTCAAACTGTGTAGTATATTTTTCTAATTCATCTCTTGCTTTGACTCTCCGAAAAATATTTTTTACAAGACGATACTTAAAATTTTCATCATCAGTGATACCTTCACCGATGTAAACATTTGGGAAATAGGAAAAGTAAGCTGCCATTTTAGAACTCTTCTTGAATATCGTTATTTGTTACTAGTTTCAGTTCAGTAAATTGTAAACTCAAATCTACTGCAGGAACAGAAACTCCAGTTGTTATGGACTCAGCATTTTTAAATGATGTATATTGACCATCTGGAGCATAATTAACACTAATTGATGTACATACAGATGGATGAATTTTGAAGTGTAATGGTTGTCCATTAGTGTTCAAACTTTTTCCATTAGCAGACATTCTCACAAAATCAATATTGAAAGAATCTGGAATTTGGAAAAATCTTTGTGAGGAAGCAGCATCTAGTCCAGTGCCAATTCCAGTTCCCTTATCATCAACGTCAACACCAATTTTGGCACCTGTTACCGCTGGTGTAGCACCTTCTTTGAAGTAACGTATAATGTCTCTTACTTCTCTAGCTTCCAGATCATCTCTGGATACCAATTTAAAGTTGAAACTATGCTGTCTGAACCTCATTCCCTGGAAGACTTGTTCTTTGAAGGGGTTGAATACTCTTCCCTTAGTTAATGCTTGGAGTGAATTTGCATTCAGACCACCAGCAAGACCACCTGCTTGAGAAAGTCCATTTGCCAACTGTGAAACAGCAGAACCAGCAAATTCTGGTAATGCAGCTGCAGCAGCAGATTTAACAGCAGCAGCAAGATTATCGGTGTTTGTGATATCACCGCCCATAGCAGCGATTGTTGATACACCCAATACACCTAGGTCAATTTGTGTATATTGAGGAGCATAGTTAGTTTGCAATCCTTTAGGCATTGCCAAATACACTGTATTTTGATTATACTTAAGGTTGGTCGAACTTGATTCTGGAAATGAACGACCGTAGTATGCTCTACTACTATCTTTATAATTAAGTCGATGACGACGGAATTTGATGTAATCAATAGCTCCAGTGGAACCATCCGCTAATGATGCGGTATCTCCTCCTGATACAGGAGGTGTCAATGGGTATCTGAATATCGCCAACTTAACACCTAAATATAGTGTGACCTCTATGTATTTATGAGATATCAAGGTAGATACAGACCTTCTTTTCCTGGGAAGTATAAAGGAGACCCAAGTAATGTAATTTACAGATCATCTTGGGAGTATAAATTTATGAAATGGTGTGATATTACCAGATCTGTTCAAGAGTGGGGTAGTGAAGAAATTATTATTCCTTATGTATCTCCTGTTGATGGTAGAAGGCATCGATATTTTCCAGATTTTTATGTTAAGATTGGTAAAAGAAAGTATCTAGTTGAAGTGAAACCCTTCAAACAAACTAAAGAACCTAAAACTCAAAAAAGGCATACCAAAAGATATATTAATGAAGTTGTTACATATGCTGTAAACCAAGCAAAGTGGAAAGCAGCAACTGAATTTTGTATGGACCAAGGTTGGGAGTTTATGTTAATCACTGAAAAGGAACTTAAAATCTAATGGCAATCCAAAGACCAGAACAAGCTAGATATAACTCTCTTCAGGAATTTATCGGATTCTTTAAGGATGCTGACATGCATCCTGCTACAACGAATCTATTTTCTGTTCACTTTTCTAGTCCACCCATGTTAATTCAAGGTAGTGGAAATACTAAGACCTCTAGATTACAGACTGAAACTGGTCGGATGGGTTTTTTATTAGATTACTATGCAAAAACTGTCAATTTACCCAGTAAGCAAATTACTACAGGACAGCAAGTTGATGTTGGTTCGGGATTTAAATATGGGACAGGAACGGCATTTAGTCAGATTAGTATAACTTTTCAAATGCCACGTTCTCAATATACAAGAACATTATTTGAAAGATGGACGCAGTTGATGGCAAATGATGCCAATCAATATACAGATTATTATAGGAACTATGTTTGTCCTGAATTATACATTTACAAGTGGGAAAGAGGTGGTGGTGCAGATGCTGTAACTGACCCCAAACTTCTAAGAGCAGTTAGACAAAACGGTAATAATGCACTTCTCGCTAAAAAAAATAAATTGACTGCAGTATGGGTTCTCAAGAACGTTTTCCCATATAATATTGGTTCCGTTCAACTTAATAATGGTCCCGCACAACTTATGGATCTTAACGTGCAATTTTATTATGAAAGATATAGATTCTATCCAGAGTCTGCTTTCGATGATGAGGGTGTAGGACAATTAATTACAATCCCATCCACTGGAGATGATGTTACCACTCAATCTACTCCGAAGAATCAAACTGCTTTATACTCTGGGTTCCCAAATTCATCTGGAAACATTGCCTAAATAAAAATACTGATGTGAATTTCTATGGCATTACCTAAATTAAATGTACCTAGGTACAAACTGAAACTGCCATCTGATGGCAGAACTGTGAACTATAGACCGTTTCTAGTAAAAGAAGAAAAACTTCTTCTTTTAGCAACTGAAACGGGAGAACAATCGGACATTGTTATTGCTATTAAAGATATTATTAAAGGATGTACTGATATCGCTGATGTTGATTCGTTAGCAACTTTTGATATTGAATTTGTGTTTCTGCAAATTCGTACTAGATCAGTCGGTGAATCTGTTGATGTATCTGTGACATGTCCTGATGATGGAGAAACAGAGATGTCTATTTCTATTTCTCTCGATGATATCAAAGTTCAAAAGACCAGAGGACATAAATCTGAAATTAAATTGTCCGATGAAGTTATCGTTACCATGGGATATCCCAATCTCGAAACTTTTGTTAAAATGAATTTTAGTGAGGAAGTCAATCAAATTGACCAAGTGTTTGACATGGCAGCAGGTTGTATAAAAACAATTGCTGATGCGGATCAAGTCTATGATTGTGCCGATTCGTCGAAACAAGAATTGCTTGAATTTTTTGACCAACTAAGTTCAAAGCAGTTTGGATCAATTCAAAAATTCTTTGAAACGATGCCTAAACTTTCTCATACACTTAAGGTAACTAATCCTAATACTGGTGTTGAAAGTGAAGTTGTCCTTGAGGGGTTAGCGAGTTTTTTCGCATAGCACTCCTTCACGCCAATCTTCGTTCTTATTATGAAGGTAATTTTGCGCTAATGCATCATCATAAATGGAATATCGAACACATCGATAATCTGATGCCTTGGGAAAAAGAGATCTATGTGAATTTATTAGTACAATTCCTCAAAGAAGAAGAACGTAGAATGAAGGAGCAGCAAGCAGCTAGTGGCTAAATTACAAGTTTATAAGTTTGTAAATTCTGGGTCTGTCTCAACAAAAGACCCGTTAGTTGCTGCTGCTCGCTCGCAGACGTTAGCATTTAATAGAATGGGGTCAACATTGACCTCTATTGGAACTGTAATATCTGATATAGAAAAAATATCAATTGCTCAGGTAAAGGACGCTAAGAAGCGTGAGCAACTTGAAAGGAGGAGAGACCGTAGACAGAAAGATACTGCGTCCGAAGAAATACAAGAGTCAACAAAATCAAGAGGTAAAGCTGCAAATCTTGGTGGAAAGATTAAAAACTCTGCCAAGAAAGGACTTGGTTGGATTGATAAATTTCTAGGACCAATCGCAACAACCTTTGTAAAATTAGCATCTTTTGCAATTACTACAAAAGTATTAGAGTGGTTAGCTGATGACCAAAATACTGAAAAATTAAAAACCTTTTTAGACAGAACAAAATTTGTTTTTGAAAAGATATTTGGTTGGGCGAAGGGATTTACTGAAAATATCTTAGATGGATTTGGTGCTTTAGCAGATCCTAATGGGTCATTTTTATCTAGATTAGGTGGTCTTGGTAAAATAATGATGGGCATCATTGGGTTGAAATACCTGATGAATCCATTCAGTTTAATTAGTGATATTCTAGGTTTGGTCGATATTCTTGGAAGGCGAGGTGATCGCCCACCAAGAGTCGATAAATCAAAAAAGGTTACTCAAAGACCAACAGCAAATAAACCATCAGTAAGACCAACAGTAAAACCTAGTCCTAAACTATCTCCTTTCCAGTTAGAGCAAGCACGAAAGGTTGCCACTAAAGAATCTCTTGAAGGAACTGGTGAACAGGTTGGTAAGAAAGCTACTGGACAGGTTTTTAAATATGGTGGTAAAAATATAACTAAGGCAACACATCGTTTCTTCCTGAAAGTTATTGGAAGAGGTGGTGTAACAGGATTAAAGAAATTAATCGGTGCATTTAAGTTACCACTTATAAGTGGTTTACTAACTGCTGCATTGAATTGGATCATGGGTGAGTCTATCGCCAAATCGCTCATGATGGGTGTTGGTGATGGTATTGGTACATTCTTAGGTGGTTGGGCAGGTGGCGCTATAGGTGCTCTGGGTGGTCCTG